AAAGGATGTATATGGAGGAATAATAGATATATTGATGAAGGAAAAAAATATACAAAAAGCAGTAGATTTCTTGCAAGATTGTTTGAAAAATATAATTGAAGAAAAATATCCAATGGATAAATTAATTATTACAAAATCATTGAGATCAAATTATAAAAATCCAGCTCAGATAGCACATAAAGTATTAGCAGATAGAATGGGTAAAAGAGATCCAGGAAATAAACCGAGTAGTGGTGATAGAATACCATTTGTATATATTGAAACCAAAAATAAGAATGCGTTACAAGGTGAAAAAATAGAACATCCTGATTATATAATAAAAAATAAAATAAGACCGAATTATTCATTTTACATAACGAATCAGATTATGAAACCAGTTCAACAAGTATTTGCTTTAGTATTAGAAAATATTGATAGTTTTAAAAGGAAAAGAAATAATTTTAAAATGAAAATTGAGACATTAAAAAATTCGATAGACGATGAAGAAAAGTTACAGACAAAAATACAAGACTTAAAAAATAAGGAAGTAAAAGCCTTATTATTTGATAAATATTTGCGTGAGACAGAAAATACAAAAAATAAAATGAAAAGTATAACCACATTCTTTAAATAATGGCAATAGGTTGTCCGATATTAATATGTTGATTTTTTTTAACAGTAATTTGATAATTATGTGGTAAATTATATTGCATATTACTTCCAAATCTAATAAGTCCATATCTCTCTCCTTGTTTAAGTGTATCTCCTACTTTGGCAAATACTACACATCTTTCTTTATAAATAAAACTCAATAACCAAGCACCATATCCCCATTTAGATACAATTTGATCTAGACTAAATGCACTTCCAAATTTATCCATAAATGACACTCTAACTCTTTCGGCATCTGATTCAATTAATTTTTTTCTCTCAATATTGGTTACAGTGCAATCAACTGGGGCAATCATAAAATGTTTATCTAATGGAGACAAATAGGTGTAAATAATATTTTGTTCATAATCAATATTAGTAACTTTGGAGGATGATGGAGATAAAAATAAGGAAGGATTTGAAGTTACATTTGAGAGAAAATTTCTAAAAAAGAATAATAAAAATAAAAGGGACATAAAAGCCAAAATAATAAAAATTTTATTTTTGGATAATACACTAAATATGATAAAAATAATTGATACAATTACTAATTCATAAACATACGATAAATTATAAAAAAGGTTTTGTTTGTTCATATATATTTAATTATAATTTAAATATATATAAATTTACATTTCAAAATTCCAATCTTCCAACAACCCACCTGCTATTAAATTCGATGAAACTTGTTCGTCAAATAAATAATTTTCTTCTATAAATTTTATTTTCTCATATAGAGAGATAGAATTACTTTCTAATTTTTTTAATAATTTATATTTTTCATAATTCATAATAATTTCTTGTAACTTTTCAGGGGAATCATCATGGTGATTAAAAATTGCCTCATTATATCCTTTTTTATAATTCCAATATTTATCCACTACAGGAGTCAATTCTTTGGGATTTTTTTCACTAATTTTTGGTGGATTCTTATCACTAGATAATTGTAGGGGAGAATAAAAAATAAGTAGTGTTAAAATACTATTAAAAAACATAATATATATAACAAAGATAATTATATATATATTATAAAATAATTTTTAATTAGTTTTATAAGTTAAAACATTAGCCATAAACCAGGTAGCTATAGACATCCACATACCATATAAAATGGATCCTGATTCATAAATAATCCATCTTAGAGCATTACAATGAGGAGCAACGGAGAGAAAAGGTGAAACAAAAAAACCCCATAATGTTCTAGGAGTGCAATAATTAATATAAAACTGGGCTGCAATATAATGTAATGAAATCCATCCGATATAAAATGCAATAAGAGGAAATAAAGGTCTTAAAAAATCAATAATAGTTTTAAAGTATACATTCATTAAAAAATATTATTGTAATGACTTTAAATATATTTAATTAGTATTATCGTAATTATTATTGTTATTAGGATTATTGATTCGTCTCATCATATTTCCTATACTTTCTGGGGACATGGTTGAAATGGTAAATACATTGTTAGGTGTTTGGATAGTATATTCCAAGTTAAGGGCTCTATTATCTAGATCATTGAGAGAAATATCATTATTCATAATGTGTTGAGAAAGAGATTCTGAAATTTGAGAAGTAAAAGTATTAAGAAAATTTTCCATATTGGAATCTTGAGAGGTGTTAGATTCCATACTAGTAGTTCTTTGAAAAGGGATAGAATTATTGGATAAATCAACTGGGGCAGAATTATTTGAGAAATCTCTAATATCATATCTACATACTGGACATAATACGCTTCTATCAAACCAGTTTAAAAGTGCTTCACGGGAAAAGCAATGTTGACAATGTCTAATTCGGAGAATTTGAGTGCTTTCGTCAAAAGCTTCTTGGGTAATGGGACATATAACATGAGAAGTTTGGTTGCTTGTTATTTGTTGAGTTGCATTTTGAATTTGTTGTTGAGAAGGTCGAACAACAACAGGAGAGAGATTATTAAAACTAAATTGAGGTTGATTAGCTAATAGATTTGAAAACAGATCAGATAAGCCTTGAGATTCAGGAAATCCTCGTTGATGACGGAAATTAGGTGTCATCCTATTAGGTGTGTTTCTGTTGTATAAATAATCAATATTTCTAAAATTAGATCTGTATAAATTTCTATTATTATTTATCTCGTTAAATCGGTTATTGTTTGGTCTGTTAGTTGAACGATTATTACGGGGAGTATTATTAGAATTCTGATAAATATCTCTTATACCTTGTTCAATTAAATTAACGGTCTCTAAAAATCGTGTATGAGAGAGATAAACTTGATTAATTAAAACGCTATACATGTCTAAAATTCGGTCATTATTATTATTCATTATATAATTACTAATTTATTATTTAAATTGATTAAAGTTAATTAGTTTAAATAATAAATTATATACTATTTAATGGATATTAAAGGATTGACAGGATTGGCTAATTTAGGAAACACATGTTTTATAAATTCATGTATGCAAATATTAAGTCATACGGTATTATTAAATAATTTCTTAGATAAGGATGAAGGATCATATAAACAAAAATTATCGGCTTATAGAGATAAGAATTATATATTAGATTCAAAATTATTAGTAGAATGGGATAATTTAAGGAAAATGATGTGGAAGGAGAATGTGGTAATAAGTCCCCAAGGATTTTTAAAAGCGGTGCATTATGTAGCTAAGCATAAGAAAAAGGAAATATTTACTGGCTATGCTCAAAATGATTTACCTGAATTTTTGTTATTTATCATTGATGCGTTTCATAATGGAATGCGAAGAGAAGTTGATATGAAAATAAAAGGAGAGGTAAGGAATGATAAAGACAAATTAGCAATAAAATGTTTTGAGATGATGAAAGATATGTATAGTAATGAATATTCGGAATTATTGGATATATTTTATGGTATACATGTTTCCGTAATAGAAAAAGAGGGAAAGATTTTAAGTTTAAAGCCAGAGCCATATTTTATAATTGATTTACCATTAGATTTAGAAAATAGTTCCATTAATATAAAAGATTGTTTTAAGAAATATTGTGAATCGGAAATGATAGAAGATTGGAAAAATGAAGAAACAGGTGAGTTGGAAAATGTGGAAAGAAAAATAAAATTTTGGAGTTTGCCAAATGTGTTAGTAATAGATTTAAAAAGATTTACTTATGATGGAAAAAAAATACAAAAACCAATAAATTTAGAATTAGATGATTTAGATTTAACGGATTTTGTAGATGGTTATAATAAGGATAGTTTTAAATATGAATTATATGGGGTATGTAATCATAGTGGAGGAGTATTAGGAGGACATTATACAGCAACAGTAAAAGTAAAATCAGGAGATTGGTATTTATTTAATGATACGAATGTTTCGAAGATAAATTTTACAGGAGAAAATAATACATCTGGTTATTGCTTATTTTATAGAAAAAAAAATTAAATAAATAATATATATAATATGATTTTAACTTATGATTCAATATTAGGTATACCAACAGTGAAAAGTAGTGGAGAAACCTATAATCAAAAAAGTAGTGATCAATACTGGACAGGACTCAATTTAGGTCTCCCAAGTGTATTATTATTTGCTGTAGTGTTAATATTATTTATTGTATTATTTTCAAGTTTAGGAAAAAAAGGGAATGATAGTGGTGTAGTGGATGGTGAGGGTAGTGGAAACGGTTCATCAAAAGCTTTAACTATCATATTAGGTGGTGTGTTAGTAGTGGTAGTATTATTAAATGGATTGCAATATTTTTTTAATATAAATTTAACTGCTAGATTGGATAATTTATTTTCCGATAGTCCTTCGATTGATTTAACAGTAGAACAACCTGCTGCACCCATGGAAGAGATAGCGCCTGTTCCAGAAATAAAAATAAAGCCCCAAGTATTTCATATTCCTGGAAATAAATTTACTTTTGATAATGCTGATGCTTTATGCCAAGCTTATGGAGCTAAATTAGCTAATTATAATGAAATTGAGCAAGCCTATAAAAATGGTGCAGAATGGTGCAGTTATGGATGGTCAGAAGGACAAATGGCATATTTTCCAACTCAAAAGAAAACATTTGATTACTTACAAGGAGTAGAAGGACATGAAAACGATTGTGGAAGACCGGGTATTAATGGAGGATATATAGCTAATCCGAATGTAAGGTTCGGAGTAAATTGTTATGGATATAAACCAAAGATTACCGAGCAAGAACAGGAGATAATGGATAACGAACCATTATATCCAAGAACATTGAGAGATATTCAACAAGAAAAGAGAGTAGATTTTTGGAGGAAACGAGTGCCAGAGATTTTAGTTGCCCCATTTAATAGAAATGTTTGGAGTTTACTATAAATTTCTTTAAGTTGTTTTATAATATATTATTTAAAATAACTTAAATAAAAAAAAGTAGAAGCTTTGGACCATAATGTGTTGACATTTTTATTTATCATTTTAATTGGTAACATTTATATAATATTAAATGAAAAATAATTTAATAATTTGAAATATACAAAAAGTAATAGAAATAGTCACTAAAAATCTAATTGAAGTTAAAACGAAATAGGTTATATTTTCTTTTAATTTCTCTCCATTTGTTTTTTGAATAATTATAATTTTATTGCATATAACGCATTTTTTTTTTAAATTTACATAATCATAAAAACAGTTATTATGTATATTAGGCCTACATGTGCAAGTTATATAATACTTTGTATTACCATATTCATAAAAAAGATCATAATTTTTATCTTTTTCTCCTTCTAGACAGACACAACATTCCCTTGAATTAGATTTTTTTATATTATCATACAATTCGTAAATGTCATGACCTTTATAATAAATAAGTGATTTCATTATTTATTATATTTATTATTTTTTATTTTTTAGATCTGCGTGACATTTTCTTTCTATTTTCTCTCTTCTTCTTCGTTTTAATAGCAAATTTCTTCTTATCTTCAACATTTACTAAATCTAATAATTTATCATATAAGCTATCACTGCACAATTCTGATTCATGATCATATTTAATTAGTGTATTTCTACTGGAATTAGATGGGTGATAAATTAAACCAGCAGGAAGACCCAAATCTTTTAAATCTTTTAAAACATTTTTTTTTCCTCCAACCTGAACATTTGGGTTATCGAGAGAAAATGATAATAAATCATTATTAATAGTAAAGCCTCCGCAAGTTAAATTTCCTTGATTATCCGTCATTAATACAAAATCATTTTTAAAATCTAAATTTAAATCAGAATCCATATACATAATAAAGACATAAATTAATTATTATAAAACCGCTTAATTTCTGAACTAAATTTAATTTCTCTCTTCGATTTAATAAATTCCATAATTTCTCCCACTTTATCTTCGTTATTAAATAAGTCCATCAGACAAGTTTCTAAAAAACCTAAAGTAATAGGTGCTGTTTGCTTAGATTGAGTAAATTTTAATTTACCATCAGAAATTTTGATTGTAGAAGAAGAGAGATTATTGGTTTCAACAAATTCAAAAATATTGTCACTTATTTCATTTTTTCTATTGCGTATATCTTTAAGTTTTTCATTCAAAAGCTTAGATTGACTATCTAAATTTACCCATTCTTTAATTTCGTTTTGGAACTTTTCCATATATATATTTTTAACTTATATATCTAAATATTTAAACATATAAATTATTTAACGACGATATCTTCTGGAAGATCGTTTTTTATGAGATTGGCCATGAGCATGTCCATGTCTTCTTTGAGATCTTTTTTGAGCAGCTAAAAGTCCAAAAGGAACAATTGCATTTCCTACTAAACTTCCTGCTCTTTTTGCTCTTTTTCCTCTTGATTTTCTTCTTCTGCTTCTGGTTTTTCTCTTTCTTTTGCCACCACTCATATACTGAGGTGTAGGCCAACCTCGTGCTGCAACTTGACAGCCAACATATTGTGGACCATCAGTGTAACTGCATCCTCCAGCGGAAGATCCAGAACCCATATTTTCCATTGCTCTCATACTTGTAGGTGCCATATTATAATATTAACATAGAAAATATTATAATGATGAATTAATAATTTAACGACGACGAGACATTTTGGATTTTCCTCCATGAGATCTTCTTCTTTGGGTGCGTTTTTGCATGGCAAAAAGACCGAAAGGAACTAAAGCCTCCTTGATAACTGCTCCTAAACCAGGGTTCATTCCACCGCTAGCGGCTCTAGCTTTAGAGGAACCTCCCTTTTTGGTTCCACAATTAGATCCAGCTCTTCTAGATCTTCTTCTTTTGTGCATTTTGCCTTTAGATCTTCTTTTTCTTCGTCCTCCCGATTGTGAGCTTCCTTGGTGAGACATCATAGGATGTGAGGATGAAGAAGAAGAACTTCCTGAATTTTGTGCATGAGCTTGCTGTATATGACTTCTTAAACTACCTGCCATTTATATTAAATAATTAGAAAATAAATTATTTTAAGTTTTTAAAATTACTACGCAATAATAAATAAAATATTCCTAAAATTAGTAAAAAACTCATAATAACAAACATTAATGATAAATAAATATATGGATAAATTTCTTGAACAATTAAACTCACTAATGGTTTAAATAATTCTTTTAATTGATTTTTTACATCTTCTCTTGATAATATTAATAAACATTGATCAATAAATTCTTGCTTCATTAAATTAATAATGTAAAATAATTATTAATATTTAGCGTGTTATAATTGAATATATTTAATCTATATTCAACTATAATGGAACAAGAAATTCATTTTACGAACAAAGATTTTGATTTTTCCAAGTTATCCTTATCCCAACCCATAGCAGTTCAAGGAGGTGCTTATTTTACTAAAATTAAATATAATTCTGAACCTTTTTATATACAAACATCCAAGTGCCTTACTAAACAAGGTATCAATGAAACTTCAAAAAAGGCTTATATGGATCTAATGTTTACTAGTGAAGATGAAGAAGTAATTGAATGGTTTGAAACTTTAGAGTCAACTTTAGTTAATTTAATTTTTCAAAAAAAACATCTTTGGTTCCAAGATGATATAGAGTTTGGTGATATAGAGAATTTTTTCAACCCTATTACTAGAGCATATAAAGGTGGAAAATTTCATTTAATTAGAACATCGATAGTTAAAAATAAAACAAATAATCAATATACTTGTGGTGTGTATGATGAGAGCGAGAATGTTCTTCCTATTAATGATATTAAGGAATCAAATATTATTATTCCAATCTTAGAAGTTATTGGAATAAAGTTTTCTGCAAGAAATTTCCAATTAGAATTAGTTGGAAAACAGATTATGGTTTTAAATAACAAACCACTCTTTAATTCTTGTTTGATTAAAAGAAATAAAAACCATGCTAAAAATGAAAATACTTTAGAAGAGAAAACGAACCATTTAGAAGAAGAAAAGATTGATTTAGAAGAAAATAAACAGGAAACTGAACTTCATGATAAAGAAGAACCAGAAGATAATAGTAATATAATTGATGAACTATTAGAGGATAATGAGGAACCAGAAGAAAATAATAGTGAAGAATTTGGAGATAATATTGAGAGTTCTTTAGAAGAATTGCCGGATAAGAAAAATATAAATAATGAGGATTTAGAAGATAAAATAGATTTAGAAGATATTTCAGCTCAGATTAATACAAATAGCGAGGAGACTATTAAACTAAAAAACCCCAATGAGGTGTATATGGAGATATACAAAATAGCAAAACAAAAAGCAAAACAACATAAAAAAGCAGCCATATCTGCTTATTTAGAAGCAAAAAAAATTAAAAATACATATCTTTTAGAAGATTTGGAAAATAGCGATGAATCATCAGAGGAAGAAGAAATGGATAGTGATACTGAAAGTATTAAAAACCAAATAAATGAGATTATTGAGGAACTAAATTAATTTAGAAAATTTAGAACATTTAATAAAATATGTTTTTAATTATGAAAAAATATTTTATCCCTTATTTTATATAATGACAGACTTGATGAAATCTCTTAAGAAACTAAAAGTTGAACATGTCGTGCTTTTTGTTGTTGGTGCTTTATTTTTACTTTTCCTCATTAATTCTTATAGTAATAACAAATCTATGGGAGGATCTGAACAAATGAGCTCTAGAAGAACTCAAGAAATGTATAACAATGTTCAACAACAACAAGCTTCTGGAGTCCAACCTTCTCAACCTTTAGGTCAAAATGAAACATATGCTTCTGCTACAGGTATGAATACCTCTACTCAAGGTCTTCCTCCTTCTTGTTCCAGACAACCTGTTGCTGATCCATCTGAATTATTACCTAAAGACACCAATAGTCAATGGGCCCAACTTAACCCTACTGGAAGTGGTGACTTACAAAATGTAAATCTTTTAAGATCTGGATATCATATTGGTATTGATACTGTTGGTAATACCTTAAGAAACGCTAATTTACAACTTCGTTCTGAACCTGCTAACCCTCAAGTTAATGTCGGTCCTTGGAACAATACAACCATTTCTCCTGATACTATGAGAGTTCCTCTTGAAATTGGACAAGGTGGACAATAAATAAATTAATATAATTTATATTATAATAATTTATTATAGATGAAATTAAAATTAAACATGTTTGGCTTTATTATTATTTTATTTATCATTTTAATTGGATTAAAAATTTATTATGAATCCGATGTTTTTAATTTAAGATGTATTGTTTCTACTGCAGATGGTAAAAAATATTGTGTTAGAGAAAGAAATAATATTGAAAAAGCTTCTAATTTGTTAGCACAAACAACAGATAAACTAAGTTATTTAGTAGAGAATTTAAATAGCAGATTTAAAAACCGTGAAAATGTGCAAAGATTAGTGGAAAATTTTAATCCTACAACTATTAAAGAAACACTACCAACAAGCGAATATACAGCTTATAGTGAAAATAAAGGAGAAAAATTAGCCTTTTGCTTAAATAAAAACAACAAGGATAATAATAATTTAATTGATCAAAACACTTTAATGTTTGTTGCTATTCATGAAATTGCTCATATTATGACTTTATCAGTAGGTCATACTGAGGAATTTTGGCAAAATTTTAAATTCCTCTTGGAAAACGCAGTTCAATTAGGAATTTATGAACCCATTGATTATAAAAAAAATCCTAAAAATTATTGTGGTATGACTATTTCAGACAACCCTTATTATGATTTATAAAATTAGGTTTAATTTTTCTTTTACAGTCTGTTTTTCATTTCCATCATTATCTTTTATAGTAAAATAAATATTCGGATAATCCTCAAAATGTATCATAACTATATTCCAAATATTATAATTATATTTTACTTTCATTCCTACTTTGGCTCGGTGAAATATTATTAAAAATACTTCTTTACCTGTTTCTGTGGTTTCTGATAAAATTTGATTTTGAGTCAAAAAATAATTTGAAGGCATTTTTGGCAAAAATACATCACAATCATAATTTTCATTAATATAAGTAAGATGCAACCTATCAATTAAATTCAATTCTAAAAATTGTTTTAATATATTTTCACCTCCTATAACCCATGATTGTTCATATTTTCTCTCATTCACATATTTTATAACTTCATTTATAGTTGAAAAACTCTTAACTAGATTATTTCCATTTTTGTATTCCACATTAATATTTTTGGATAATATCAAATGATCTCTACCTTTTAAAAAATTAATACTATCCCATGTTTTCCTTCCCATAATTATACAATTATTTCCACTTCCAGTAGTTAATTTTTTAAATCTATTTAAATCTTCTTTTAACTTCCATGGTAATTTATTTTCTTTACCAATACCTTTGTTTTTACAACATGCCATTATTCCATAAATTGACATAAGATATATATAAAATAATATTTTGATTTTATATATAAATGAGTGATATTTATAAAGTATGTGAATTAAATGATAGTAACAATATTTCTAAAATTACCGTCTTTTATGGAAATACAGATTTAGATATTCAAAAACTTTTTTTAGAAAATCCTTCTGATTCTATTTTTGAAAATGTATTTAGTAAATCCGAATTAGATAATATTACCACTAATAATATTCCTGTCCTTTTCAGTTTGCTTTCTATTTATTCTGATGATACCATTCAAAATATCAAAAAAAAAATTATTAGTGCATACTCAAACTCTCTTGCTTTTGAAGAAATTTATTTATTTTCTAAACAAATTCAAAATGTTAACAATATTTCTATTTATGATTCCTTAACTCATAATAATTATTTTTCTATTACTCAAGATATACTCATGCAATTTTTATCTAATATTAATAACTTCAATATTCAGGGAATTACCTTTAAAGAAAAATATGAATTTAATGATATTATCGATTTAAATATACCTGAAAAAATATTAGTGGATATCCCATTAGGACAACATATTATTTCTGGGAATGATATTTTTAATTTTACTATTAACCCTTATCGTCTTATTTCCTTTACAAAAGTTATTTCATCTTATAGTTCTAATTTAATTAGCACCAATAATAAAGAATTGTTATTATCTAGTGGATTTATTTATGAAAATTCTATTTATCTTTGTAATGCCCAAAATATATTGCAAAATTCTGTTTCTAAAAATTTATCTGAAAAATTAACTGCTTCTTTATATTTGCCATTTTTAGAAGAGAAAAAAATTGATGATTTGAAAAAATTAAATGAAGAACATTTTACTCTTATTGAAAATTCTAAAAAATTAATTAGTTCTAACTTTTTTAAACAAAATGATAATATTACTTTATTTTATGATATTTATAAAACTAGAAAATCTGAATTATCTTATATTGAACAAGGCATTAAAAAAATTCAATTTATAATTCATCAACCTTTTAGTTTTAATTTACCTTTAGAAGTAGTATTTAAACTTATCCATGCTACCAAATTAATTCCTTTTATTAAATTTAATCCATCTAAAAAAAAGGAAAATATATATAGATTATATTGTAATAAAATTTCTAAAAATGAGAAAAAAATACCTTATTTATCCAAGGCCCAAATTTTTAAATTGATGAAAAATATAAAAGGCTCCAAAAAAGTCTCCTGTTACATTGAATATCCCATGGATGGTGCTACTATCCCTATTATTTTAGAATTTGATTCCTTTGCTAATATTATCGTATCTTTGGATTTAACTAAGCCATTACCTATTTCTTCTTTAGATGAATTATTTGTTTCTGCTATAAATCCAGTTATTAAAATTATTCAAGAATATACTGCTAATAGTGGATATAAAATAGTGTCTTATAACAACCTTTATGATGAAAATGTTGAAATTCTAAAAATTGATTATAAATCTTACATAAGTATTGAAAAAAATATTAATTTAAATTCTTTAGTTGGTTGTGTTTCAAGTGTGTTTAATATACTGGTAGGTGAATTACAAAAAGGAATTGTATTGAGATATAAGCGAGTTTCTAATTTTAATGAAATGGAAAGCACAGATGCTTTTATTGTTGAATTATTAAATAGAGCAAATGACGATGAAGATATTATTGAAGCAGTAATAGATAATTTTCAACTTACCGAAACTGAGGCTAAATTAAAAATAGCAGAATTATTAAATAGTTTACAAGTTGTTCAAAGTCTAGGTAAAAAATCTTTAAAAATTAAAAATAATCCCGGATTTTTAACAAAAATTACACAAGATCAATTTAAACAGAATATTATGATCGAAATGGAAAACATTAATAATATTTTTTATTTAAATGTAATTCCTATTTATTTAGATTCAATCATTAGAATTACTCAATTTCCAGAAACTAGTAATATTCCTATTTCAACAATAGATTCTCTTTGTAGGGTTAAAGAAATTGAACAAGAAGAAGATTTCGAAGAAATTATTGCACCTTCCGAAAAACCTGTAGGTGATAATATTCCCGTTGGAGTAGTTGCTCAAGACTTAACCTTTGGTATGGGGGCTGAAAAAAGTAAAGAAAAAACGGTTAATGTAATGGATTTTTTATTTGAAGATGATGATGAAGAGGAGGATGAGGATGAGGATGAAGAGGATGATGAGGGAATTGAAGTTGAATTACCTGAGGAAGAAATTATGAAAGGAGGAGAAGATTCAGATTCGGATGAGGAGGAAGGAATTGATATAGATTTAGATGAAGATGAAGAAGGTATAGATGTGGATTTAGATTCAGATTCGGATGAAGGTATTGAAGTAGAAGAAAAAGATAATGAAGACGGTATAGATGTAGATTTAGATGAAGATGATCAAGGTATAGATGTGGATTTAGATGAAGATGATCAAGGTAAAGATGTAGATTTAGATGATGAAGAATTAGAGGAAAAACCAGTTACACCAAAAGAAAAAACACCTACCCCACCAAAAGAAAAGACACCTACACCACCAAAAGAAAAGACACCTACACCACCAAAAGAAGTATTAACAATTAAGAAAAAAAGTATGAAAAAGTTGAAAATACAAGATGAAAAACAGATAAAAACCGATATTACTGGAATGAAAATTGCAGATCCAAATCCATTTTTTAGATCAATGTATAATAAAGATCCTGTTTTATTTTTAACTGAATCAGATGGTAAATATAATTCTTATTCAAGAGCCTGTCCATGGAATAAAAGAAGACAACCAGTTATTTTAACAGATAAAGAAAAAGAATTAATAGATAAAGAACATCCGGGATCATATGAACATGCAATTAAATATGGATCCTCAGCAGATAAAAAATTTTGGTATATTTGTCCAAGATATTGGGATTTAAAAAGGAATGTCAGTTTAACAGAGGAGCAAGTAAAATCAGGAAAGTATGGCAATATTATTCCTGAATATACAAATGGAAAGCCAACAAAAGTAGTCCCACCAGGAGCTAATATTTTTGAATTTAAAGGAAAAGATCACGAAGGTAAAGATGGTAAATATATTGAACATAATCCGGGGTTTTTAAAATCCGATGCACACCCTGATGGTTTATGTGTTCCTTGTTGTTTTAAAAATTGGGATAAAGAATCTCAAATTAAAAGAAGACAACAATGTATTGAAGAAGAAAAGAAAACAAAATTAACAACACAACCAGGTAAATCACCGGAGAAAAAAACAATACAATTAGATGAATATATAAAAGGTCCTGATAAGTTTCCCCTTGAACAAGGTAGATTTGGTTATTTACCTTTCATAATTCAAACTTTTATAGGAACAGATAATAAACAATGCCAAATAAGTGCTACTAATACTAATTTGAAAAAAAATTATCCATGCTATTTAAGAGTGGGTGTAGATAACAATAAAAACAAATCATTTGTAGGTGTAATAGCAGATGTATATAGTCAATACAATAATAATAAAGTAATGAATATAGAAGAGTTTATTGATAAATTAAAATCAATATTAAATTTGGATATTTTTGTGGAAATTCAAAACGGTAATTTAATAAATTTATTTAAAAGAGAATATGAGAAAATAAAATCAGAGAAATAAACATTCCTCAAATAAAAAATTCCAAAATATATGAAAAATTTATTACTAATAATAATCAACAATTAAAATCAATCATTAGCTCGTATTTGAATTTTTTAGATTATTTGTCCGCTCCTAATTCATTTGTAAATTATGAATATATTTGGGACTTAATTTGTATGAAAAACCCGAATTTATTCCCAGAAGGTATTAATTTAATTATATTGGAAATACCTCAAGATGATGTAACTGCAAACCTAAATATTATTTGTCCCACTAATTTTTATTCGATTAATAAATTTGATGATAAAAAAGAAACAGTAATTATTATGAAAAAATATGAATATTTTGAACCCATTTATATAGTTATTGATAAAGCCAAAACTACTGGAACAAGTTATAATACAACAAAATTATTTAATCCCAAGCTCATGGATTCTATTCCTAACCTTAAAAATCTAAAAACAACTATAAAAGATATTTATAATTCCATGTGTAAACCATTGCCTAGTGTTTTAAATATAGCTGATAAATACAATTTTAAAACATTTAAATTCAAAAGAAATAAAGTAATAAAAGAAATAATAAGTATTTTAGAATCCAATAAATTACCAATATTAAATTTAGTTTTAAATTATGACAACAAAGTCATTGGATTAATTACGGAAATTAATTCAGTAAAAGGATTTATTCCAAGTTTTCCCTCAGAAATATTAGACTACCCTTTGATATATTTTGATGATGATAAAATGAACCTTAAAAATTTTGAAAATACAGTGCAATTTTTAAGTAATATTAAGAAAATAACTAAAAATGAAATTTTATGTCAACCAGTTGTTAAAGTATTAGAAGATAAGTTAATTGTTGGTTTATTAACCGAAACTAATCAATTTATTGAGTTGATTGAACCTGAACAAAATACTGATATAAGCATTAAAGATAGTATTGATGATGAAAATTTTTATACTGTTAATAAAAATACTCAATTATCGAATAAAATAGATAAAGAAAGAATCATTTTTATAAATAAAATTAAAATAGAAACTGAATTATACAATAAATTTAGAAACAAGTTAAAATATTTACTAAGTAACTATAATAATAAAAATCAAAGAGAAAAAATAGAATCGTTATCAAATACCAAATATATGTTATATTATAATCAGCTTGATGAATTAATTAAACAAATTAAAATGTTAATGGAAAATGAAGTAGAATTTGTTGATAGCAAAGATTTAAATTTATTTAATAAGGAGATACCAATTGAAAAAGTTTTATATATTCCAAAAATTAATTTAATGAATAATTTAGATAATGAAGATATTTATTACAGTAAAGTAGCAGATGAATTAATTAGGTATAATAGAATAAAGATGTTTATGTTTGAACCAAAAGTATTTTTATCATTTTCCGATATTAAGTATAACTTAAATGAAAATGAAATAATATTACTGCAATCCTTATTAACTCAAGATTATTTTGAGGATTTAGTTCCTAAACCAGATAGTAAATATATAACTTTTAACACATATGACACAGTAGAGCCCAATACATCTATAAAATATGATAATGAATATATTAAATCACAAGAAAGTAAAATAGAAACAAAGAATAACATAAAAGAAGTATTAGGGATGCAAGATAGAAAACTAAATTTATCAGTAGTTAATTGTAAGTATGAAATAAAAGATGTATATTCAAAATTATTATTAAAATTCAGAGGTGGATACAAAGAAATTAATTTTGGATTCGATAAATCTGAATGTTCATTTGACATTGCATTAGTTATAATTAAAAATTTTCAACCAAGTCTAAATATAAATATAAATGAAATAAAAAAAATATTAATAAAAGAATACGAAACCTTATTAATTAAAAATAGAAGAAAGGTAATAGATGTAATATCTTATTATGGAAAAGTAGGGGACGATAAAAAAATAGATTTTGGAGCCATGACTATAGAAAATATGATTAAAGAAAATGATTATTTATTAAATACATTTGATTTATTAGTATTATCCAATTATTATTCTTTTCCTTTGGCGATTCTTTCAACCAAACAATTCAAAGAAAATAATCAGGATTATTTAACATTTAATATAACCAAGGGAGAGACATATATAGTTCGCTCTCCAGTTTTCAATAAATATAGAAGAACAGTGCCCAAATATAAATTAATAATTAACAAAAATAATGAAGGATTAATTGAAATTAAAAATTTACCGAATGAAAAAGTAAGAAGTGATCTTACTGGGCAAAATAATACAATAAATTCATTATTAGACGGATTTGATAACAAAGAGGAAGAAATAAAAGGTGGAAAAAAATTAAAAGCAAAGATTAGATTGAGTTAATATTTATGATCAATTATATATAAATATTAATTATCATTATCAGAATCCATGTTATCATCACTATCTATTTCTGTATTGCTTTCTGAATCACTATTTTCACTATCTATATTAAGATCATTGAAATGATCTACTAGTGTATCATCATCATTATCCTCATCATTGATGCTTTCCTCATCAGAAATAATACGGGTTTGTAGATCATTTAATTGATTCATTAAATTTAAAAAAACTTCTACCCTCAAAGGAGGTTGAGGATATTCATCGCATTCCACAGGTTCATTTTTTATTTGATCAAATATAGGTTGAAATTCTGATCGTATGATTTGTTTTTGAGATTCTGAAAATGTTACATTTTTTATGAAAGAACTTAGGTTTGAAATATTAAACTTATGTTTAAATATAGGATTAGTATGGTCCAAAGATGGAAAAATAGAATACTGATATTCAACATTAGGATTATAATCAATAAAATAAGATTTTCTGTTCAAAAAAATTAATTCTTTGGGTGGTATATAACAATTAGTAAAAAATATATGGTTATAATGATATTTTAATTCACTTATACAATATAATTTTCTAATATTTACTGAAACTATTCTTCGACCAAATAAAGGTTGGTTGTTTTTAAATTCTTTTAATTTTTTTTTCAAAAGTGTTTTGTTTTTTATTCTTATATCAGATTCATAGGAAAATTTTGACAATAAAAACATTTTGATATATTTTTCAAAAATAGGTAATAATTTTTCTTTTGGAAATAAAGGATCAATACTAATAGTATCATTTTTAATAACTATATTATTATAAAATGTAAGCATTTTGGTAATATAATTAATTTTTTTATCGGTGTCGAAATTTTTATAATTATTAATAATGTATTGTTTAATAATTAATTGATTTTCGTCTTTAAATTTCCTTAAGCAAAATGATGATTGAAAAAATCTAAGTAAGAGAATGGGCATTTCAATGGAAGAATATTTAATAAAAAAATAAATATTATATAAATTTGATAATGAAAAGGAAGAATTATTCCATGGGTTCTTAATCTCTTTAGGTTCAGCAAAAAAATTACATTCAAATGATAGAGAATTACAAATTATTTTTATTAAATCAAAAATATAGAATAGATTTTTATTATTATTTTGTATCAATACCACATTATATTTATTATTTTCAATTAATTCGTTAAAATTTAAATCAAGTTGTTCGCCTTTATATTTTTTAAATTTATACATAAATAGATTTTTAAATTTATATAGAGCAAATAGCTTATTTTGTGTTCTGTTAAATGCCTCTATTATTTCTTGTTTTGTTGAATTATCAATTTTTTTATGAAAATAGAAATTTTTCAATATAAAAAATTTGTTTTTAATTGTTTTTTTCCAATTAAACTGTGAATTTAAGGCCTCTCGTAGGGATTTATTTGAAAAATGACTAAAAAAAATATTTAAATTAAAATTGTCTTTATTATGATTATTTACTTTATTAAAAATTTCATTAAATACATACATTAAACTATTAAAATATATAGTTATTTTTTTAAATTAATTTATCAACATAAAAAAATATATATTTATAAAATATTTAATTATATATTTTTACTTAGAAATCGATTTCATAATCATCATCTTGACCTAAGTCTGTAGCTTGGATATTTATCGCATTATTTTCAATTGTCAAATTGGCAGTGCTACAGAATTGTGATTCCTTTTTACCTTCAAAGAAACCATCAATTATTTGGTCGGATTCTTCATCCTCTAATTCTGGAACTTCTTGGTTAGCCATAGCATTTATATCTAGCATTACCTGGAATGAAGAAGTTCCAAAATAACCTTGCTGTCCACACATAACATTTGCCGACACTCCTCTCATTGGATCTAATTCCGCATGTCTAGCTGCTCTTAAAAACATTTCAGGAGTCTCTTCAAATGAAGCTTTGGCAATTGGGCCAATATTATCATTATTAATACCGTGTCTGAATATAGAAATAGGTTTACTACTGTAACACATTCTATCACATAACATTGATAAGTGATGGTAATTAATATATGTGCTGTCAAATTCTATTACTTCTGTCAATTCAGCAAATATAGCTTGACGAGCAGCTTCAATACCGAAAACACGATAAACTTCTTGAATATCATTACTAATTGTTCTAGATACATCAATGTTATCAAGAGCTAAAATTTCAAGTAAATTAGTTCCAACTGTATCTAATACCCATGCTTCTTTTTTATTGAATTTTCCATCCTCTTTTACAACCGCATCTGTAATTTTTCGCAAAACTACTTTGGAAATATTTTTGACTCCACTTAAAACGATGTTATTAAGAAGATTATCTTGGAAATTCTTCAACAAATATATCTCATCTGATTGATCAAGTGAATTAACTTTGGAAGTTTTCTTTTTATTAGCTAATACATTATTCAATCTTAATCTGAAAATAAGTTTATCAGAATTATAATCACTATATACACAATGAACTTCATCTTCAAATGCATTACTAACAGCAAAGTTTATATCATCCATAGTGATATTTTTATCTAACATTGATTCTTTATCCATTTCCATTCGAATTATCCATTTTGATTTTTCTTTTGAATCTGCGCTTGATCCAGCACAATCATCCATCATATTTTCAAATTCATAGTATTGAAGTAAGGCGTCAGTGTCTTCTTCTATAAGTGTGTTTAAGTCATCTGGATCAAAGCAAATTTCAACTGAATTTACTATTTCTTGCAATTTTGTATGTTCAATTTCGGGAATCATATTCTGTGCTTCTTGTCTGCTATTTTCTTGATCTTTAGGTAGGAAAATAGTTACTGAAGGATTTTTAGGATTTTCAGACAAAGACAATATTTCTTCAATTCTGGGAACACCACGGGTAACATTGGATTTGGATGCTACACCTGCAAAATGAAATGTATTAAGAGTCATTTGTGTAGTAGGTTCACCAATAGATTGAGCTGCAATCATACCAACCATTTCTCCAGGAGCTA